TTCCTAAATTAATAAATATAATACTGTTACAATTTGTTGGAATTGATTGCGGCGTAATATAATTTATAAAAAATGGTGTATATTTTTGCATATTAACAAGTATAATATTGTGAAATTCCTTTAATTGAAGCGTTATAAACTTTTAACTGTTCTGGGCTTAATACTTCCGCTGGTGTTGGTATAACTTGCGTTTTATCCCAATAAACAGGCGTAACGGTACTAAATTTAGGCAAACTAATAGCCGTAATTTCCATTTCTTTTGCTTTTGTTGGTTTTGTATTGTTATATAATTTATATAAAAGATAAATTATAGTACCGTAAATTAAATATTCGCTTGTTTTCATATTATAAGTTTATTATATTATTATCTCCAATCCATCCCGTTTTTAAAACATTATTAGCCATAAAAGATACTTTAGTATATGGTAAATTAGAATCCTGTTCCAAAATTGTTAATACTATTTCTTTATTAAAGGTGTAAATAGGTGTTATTAAATCAAATTTATACACAGTACTTCCCTTTTTAGCGTATGGTTGTTTTATTGGGTTGTCTACTATTACTCTATTTTTAGGCTTTTTATTTTTTGCAAATACATAAGCGCTAAATAATAATAAAGCAATAGTTATATATATTTTATTTTTTTTCATTATATTAATCCTTGATAAACTCCGCCGTAAGGTATTTGAATTAAAATATCACTACTTACAGTCGTCCAAGCGTCAAAGCCTCTTGCAGCCCATTGATCGTAAGTTAACCCCCACAATTTGCCATCTTCCAAAATTTGTTGCTCCTCCCCATTGTCAGCCTTTACCCTCATTCCATCAACTAATCCTCCTGGATAATTATTTGAAGTAAATTTTGGTAACATATCAATAGGGAATCTATCGTTTGGGGGTGGGGGTGGTGGTGGGGGTGGGGGTGTTTTATCGTTATCGTTTAAAACAGGCCCCGTTGGCCCCGTTGGCCCCGTTGGTGCTATTGTAGCCGTTTTTTTCTTTTTAAAAAAGAAAAATGCTGCAATAACAACCGCGCCAATAATTAGTAAATTTTTATTTTTCATTATTTAAAATTTAAATTTCATTCCCTTACGGGTATAATTGTCGTTTATTAAATTTATTTGTTCCCTATCTAAATTGCTGGTAATAAATTCACTTAAACCCATAGGCGACCCAGAAGGAAAGCCAAACAAGTATTCTTGTCTTTTACCAAAAGTTTTAATTAAATAAATAATATCAGCATCATTTTTAACCCTTGACACTTGATATCCAGCGTCAGCCTTATTATCTGCAATAGCACTAAATCGAAGGTTATTATATATTGTATTGGCTATTTGATCCCATTCCGCTTTGCTTTTTGTCAACGATAAACCTAAAGCAGTCAAATTTTGTTCAACTTCAACAATATTTGCAGCGTCAGACCTTTCCTTTTGTATTTCTTGACTAGATTTTAAAATACCTAATTTTTGAAATAAAGGCCTAATGACTACTAAATAAGCAGCTAAACCAATACCCAAATTTGTTAATAACTTTTTATTTTCTTGTGTAATTGCCATATATATTTATTTCATAAATCCGAGAAGCATTTTATAAGTGCTATCGTCAATATTAGCCAGATAAAGCAAGTGATCGCCGTAATTTCCATCTTTATTACTTAAAATTTCAATTGCTTGTAACGCCTTTTCCCTTTGTTCGTCTGGTATTCCAGCTAAGGCCGTTACTGTCGCGCCGCCTGTTTGATTAGGCGCCGCAAATTTGTTTATAATTAATCCCAATGCTCCAATAGCCATTTGTTGAAACTGTTCGTTTTCTAAAATAGCACCTAATCCCTTAGGTTTTTCTTTTTCCATGTCATCTTCAAATTCGTCTGCACTTAATTTTGATATAATTAAGTTTTGCCCTTCGATCATTTTTTCCATTAATCGGTTAAAATTATCGTTAGGTTGTTGTTGCATACCGCTTAACATAGGCAAATACCTTTCAGCCTTATTTAATTGGAAAACTATTTGAGTCAAATTATCGTTGTCTTTACCCCGTACCGCCTTTCTTTTTTCAATTAATTGTAAAATATAAGGGTTGGTATTATCTACATTCTGTTGAATTGCTCTCAACGCTTCCGCTAATTTTTGCAATCCTATTTCTTTTTCGTCCTCATCAAAATAAAAACGGCAATATTCAGCCTTAGGACTTGTTCCTGCAAATATTTTATAGTGCGTTGCTGGGCTATTTTCGTAATAGTCTAAAACATCCTCTAATCTGTGTAGTTCGGGCTTAAATACTGCCATTTTTATATTATTTATAATTTATAGTAAACTCCGAAAGCGTAAGCCACGTTTGTGGTTGCTGCGGCACTAGATAAAGAAATATAGCTTTTAGTCCAACTAATAACCATATTATCAATATCTGGTAAACTGTTTGTATAAGGGTTTGTTGCAGAATTAATAATATTACTAAACGCCAATAAAGGCGCGTTATAAATTAACTGCAAATCTCCACTATACAAAGTTAGAAAGCTCTTTTTTAAATCGGCTTCCGTTACCATTGTGCTGCCTGTATTCGGTGTTGCACTCAAAGTTCCTGGAGTGTATAATTGAACGGCTTGTATCATAGCGTTACGCAATTGTGGAAGATCTGGAAAGAAAAATCTTGTATTTGTACTTCCTGTCGGTATCGCTACTTCAACGGCTTCAAATCTTTTTAGAAGTGGCATTGTTGTAATTTTTTAAAGTAATTAAATAGTAGGGTGTTGCGCACACCCTACAAAGCGCCATTGGGATGGTTTTTTTTATTTTACGCTTGTAACGTTTTGTGCTAAAATAGTACGGAAAATACATACTAGACGGCTATCAGCTTTAACAGTTGATATCGCAGCTGGTAAAACGATACTAGCAACAATATTTGCAGCACCATTCAACAACAAATTAGGCTCAACAGGATAAAAACCATTATCCCCACCATCAATTTGATCAATTGGGAAAACAGTTTGCGCGGTAATACCAACGCCGCCCTGTGTTTGCGGTACAAAGTAATGACGGTAAATATCCCAACTAGGTAGAATATTTTGGTTGTTTACTTGCATTGTTAAAAAACCGTTATAAATAGTGTTCAACGCATCAGCTTGAGCCGAACTAAAAGCGTTGGTTGCTACTGATGGGTATGATAATAAAGGGAAAGCCGCGTCAGTTGAACTAGACGGAGAAGCTAAACCGATAAAAATTGAACTACATACGTGAATATCTTGAAGTTGGACGCGACGTTCTGTGTTAAAAGCCGTTGCGCCGTTTGTAGTATCATTTACCACAATTGGTAAACGGTAATTGGTTACACTTGCAGATAGCGCCACTTCTGATCTAACATAAGATTGCGTCAAAACTGCTTGAGATACGTCGTATCCTTGAGATTGAATAAAACTTTTTGCGTTTTCGAATACTAAACGACTTCCTATTTGATTTGCCATTTTTTTTAATTTTTATTTATTTTTTAAATTATTATTATCCGCATAATACCGCCGCGGCGCGTGTATCCATTCCAGCAATTACACCTCTACTGTTTTGTGAAGATGGAGCCAAAGCCATATAGTTTCTAGCAATTACAGGCATACCGCTTAGTACTCCCGCTGATTGAACTAAACCTAGACCGCCTACCGCAATCATACCATTACCTAAAGCCTTGCCCATTTCAGACTTAATAAACTTAGGTAAAAATAAACCTACGGCAATTGGAGCCGCTGAAGCTACATAACCCTTGTACGAAGCGTTTAAATTAGTTCCGTTTATTGTATTAGATACAAATCTAGCAGCTACACCGCCAACGATTGTAAATAATGCGCTAGTCAAATTTGACCCTACCGCACCCATTCTTTTTGAACGTCTACGGCCTATGCGTTTTTTTGTTGTTTTTTTTCTACGTGCCATTTTTATTTTTTTAAAATTATTAATAAAGGTGAAAAAGATTAAATTATAATAGTTTAAATAATTCTGTTTTATGCGTTTTTAATTCTTTTATCCAAGCATTCATTTCTCTTAAATATTTTTGATAATATTGTTTACCATGTTTTGCAATATAATTTTTTTTGTCAAAAATTACCCCTCTTTTTTCTCCTTCTAAAAATTCAATTTGTTCTAATAAATCAATAAATTTTTTTCTATTTAATTGATAAAAAGAACCCATTTTTACACTACCGCTTGTTAAATTATATCCATGTACAAGTCTTTTATTATCTTGTTTAAGAACTTGTTTTACTTTTGTTAAAGTAGTGCTTTTTTTAACGGCCTTTTTAGTAGCTTTTTTCTTTTTAATTCCACTAACTACTCTAATATTAACATTATGACTTTTAGTGTCTTTATGTTTACTTACAGGCTTTGCAGCGCCTACCTTTCTTTTTTTACCTACTGGGCTTTTTCCTTTATGCTTACTAGCATAAATAGCTGACGCCTGTTTTACATAGTCAGTCCATTTAGCATAACGATTAGGATATTGTTTTTTTAAGCTTTTAGCCTCTTTTATTATTGATTGTAAAGCAGTCATTAACTTTTCTTTTTAAAGATTAAAAATGCAACTAAAGCAGCGCCACCAACTATTAAAGGTATAGTATAACCGCTTGAAGTTTTACCATCAGCAGTTCCACCGCCACCAAATAAATTACTCAATGTGGTAGGCTCGGCAGCCATTTCGTTTTTTGAATTAATAAAATATTTTTTATCAATTTTACCCTGTCTTATTCCCTCATTAATTAAAGTCGCTAAATCTCTATTTTTATTTTGTTCCCAGATTATAGGCATCCATTCAGCGCGTGAAACCGACATAAAAGGTTGCGGTACTTCTCTTTTAATTCCTTGATCCGTTCCCCTTTTAGTCCATGGCTTTTTTGTTTCGTCAAATCCAACTTGTTGGTACCAACTAAAAAAAACTCCCATAGCCTTATCCCAATCTCTTGAAATTATTGCAGTATCTAAAATATAGCTATCTGAATGACCTGCAAACAAACCGCTTACCAAACCAACTAGAGCCGATATACTACTACCAAAAACAGGTATAGCGCTAGTCCCAGCTTTTAAAACGTCAACAACTCCAGATGTTTTTTTATTTAAAATATCTACTTGTTCGTTACCTTTTTTTAAAAAATCAAGTACGCCGTTCATTTGTGGTTGACGTTGTTCATTTATTCCGCTTAGTGCCATTAGTGCCATATTTTTAATTTTTTTATCTTTAAAATAATTAGGTTGTTTTTTTTCATTAAAATAGTTTAAAACCGCGTCGCACCATATCTCGTTTTCTGTATCTGGGTTAATAACTACAAAAACGTGTTCTGGTGTATTAGTTCCGTCATAACTTGCAAACCTATAAGCAATATCAAATTTTTCTCCCGTATTTCTTCTGTAAGCGTCTAAAATACCAGCAAAAAATAAACTAAAATTTTTGCAATCTGATCCCGTTGTTTTTCCTGTTGCTAAAATTGCCGATGGCGTTTTAACAGTTTGCAAATTGTCGGGCTCAATAACATATTTTACATTTTGTTTTAAATATTTAAAAACTTTTTTCGCAGTATCAATACAATTGCCACCGTCGAAATAGCAATATAATTTATCATAATCGTTTAAACTTTTATTATGTTGGCGCAAAATAGCGTTAATAATATCGTTTGTAGATTGATCGTAAGTAATTATTTTTTGATTGTTTTTAAAACTATCAATCTGACTTAATAAATTCATTTACGGTAATTGTATTTGATAATTTAAAGGGAAATAAACAAAATCAACAATTAAATTTCCTTTTAATTGTATTAGCTGATTTTTAAATTTATTTGTAATTAAAATTATTGCAGCGTCTGTTAAATTTAATTCAACATTAAATTCAATAACCGTTTTTTGTTTTGCTAAAATTTTTTTATTGATGTCTTGATAAATTGTACCAACAACTTTATTTTGTAGTAAAATTTCCGCGGATATTTTTTGAACGTCTGCGGTAGTGTTGGTAGGGTTTTCAACTTCCAGCTTAACTCCTACAATTGGTTGTAAAAAAGTTCCGCCGTTAAACCCAATATCTTTTAGAGAAATATTAATTTTTTTTGCCAAAATATATTTTTTGTAGCCAATCCATCCCAAAATTGCTAAACCGATATAAATTAAATTTTTTGGCATTCAAAAAAAATTAAAAATTGATAAAATTGAAAAAGGTTGATCAAAATTACAAAAAACTTTTAATCCACCAAATTTTTTTTTGAACGGCATAGGTGCGGAACGGCTGAAAGGTAACGGGCCCCCCTTTAGGGGGGGGCCCGTTCCAGCCGTTCCGTACCCGTTCCGCTCCAAAACATAGGCCAAAAATTAAAGAAAAATACATAAAAAAAACCCTAAAAATTAGGGTTATATTAATAAAAAAATATATTCTTAAATTTTAACCTTTTACACCTTTTAAAAAAACCTTATGAGAGAAATTTTTTGTAGCGCTGCAATAAAAATTTATTTCAACCGCTTTTTTGCTCAAAGCAAATGCAGTAAAGGATTCTATCGAACGCTGGTCGTTCTTAATGTTGCGGTATTTGTAGGCTTTTTTTTGCCCGTCAAAAAAAATTGCGGTAAAATATTTGTTTGGTAACATAAATTTATTATTTTCGTGTTGAAAAAGGTTAAAATTGCATAAAAATACCCTGTCATTAAACCAATAGGACAGGGTATTTTTTGCTTATTTTTTGCGTAAATTTTTCTCAATACTATCAAGTATTGTTAACATTCTTATTCTAATTCTTTCTTTTTTTTCCGCCTTAGTTTCTTTTTTATTTTTTCTATTTTTAATGATAATTTGATTAAAAAAAATAGCATCATTAATTTTATTTTTTTCATTATTTTCCATTTTTAAAAATTTTCTAATTCTTTTCTCACATCTATCCAATATACTTCTTGTGAAAAAAGTTTATATTTTTCACATTGATCAATTAATAAATCTACTGCTATTAATGAACATTGTTTACCATATGATTCAGTAATAGCTTTTGATATTCTAAACTTTTCTACTAATTGCTTTGCTTTTTCTTTTGTAGTCATAATTTTGTTTTTTATAGTTTTTAAAATTGTTTACGGTAATCAAAATATTCGTTTTGTGTATTTTTTGAAATGTAGTTTTTGTCCTTAAAATACTTTAAATAACTCTTACTAAAATTAATACCCCTATTCTCAATTTTTGAAATTTCAGTTAATAAATTTTCGTATTTATAATACTTTTGTTTTTCAAAAATAATATTTAAAATATTATTATGTTCTAGTTCTGTGTAATTGCTAAAATGCTTAATTTTAGGCTCATTTGCGGCCATTGCGTCAACTTGTATGAACTTATTGTCATCTAAAGAATATTGTATTTCAATAGCCTTAAAACCGCCAGAACTTCGCAAAAATTTAGGCTCTAAAATAAATGATCCGCTTTCCTCTTTTTTAACGCTTAATGTACTTTGCGCCCAACGATCTGTGTTACTTCCCAGATGGCCTAAAGTTTTACCTTCGTTTTTTCCTGTATGTAAAATTCCAATTAATAATAAATTGTTTACCGTTGTAATTTCTTTAATCCAATTTACAACTTTGCGACATTCTATTTCGTCATTGTAATTCATTACAATATCCAATAAACCATCAATAATAATTATACTACATTCTGGCGTATTTTCTAAATAGGCTTGTATCATTAATTTAATTGTTTCTGGACTTTCTTTGCGTAGGCAAAAACTATCAAAAAATGTGGGTAATTCGTGGATATTTCCTACATCTTTTATTCTGTTCATGTGTTTATAATAATCATATTCGGAACTTTCTGTATCAATATATAGAATTTTATTGCGCGCTGGTAATGTTTGCAATTTCATTCCAAAAATATCGTAAGAATTAAAACTACTTGCCACTATTGAAGTAGTAAAAGTAGATTTTCCGCTTTTTGGGAGTCCTTAAGGGGTTAAGGGCTTGCAATAATTTGCAAGCCCTTAACCCCCGCTTATAATAACATAGTTTTGTATTGATCCAATATTTTGCCCCTGTATTGATAAAAGTATTTGTTCTTTAGGAGGCTCATATCCTCTTTTATAAGCGTTTTTAAGCAGCTCAATGTATATAGGTTTGTCAGTCATCAGAAGTTAATTAATGAGTCAGCTAATAGGGCTAAAATTATCATTAAAATAAATAGTATTATATCTCTTTTCATAGATTTTTTTTTAGTTATTTGATTAAATATTCAATCCAGGCCTTCGCAGATTTTAAAGTTTTGTATTCCTGTAAAAAAGGATGAATTACATAAACTTTTCTTTTAGGATGGTAAATAATTGTATATCCTTTATAAGCAGAGTACTCCATAAATTTAAATTTTAAGGTAAAAAAATAGGCCTAATTAGGCCATTCAGTTAATTTAACATCTAAAATGTCGCATCCAGCAACCTGTAAAAAGTTTACAATGTTGTTGCTTTCAACAAAAGCAGCGGTAAAAAATAGTGAATTTAATTCAATTGTATAACAATACAATGTGCGGTGGTCGCCAATTCCATAGAAAAAGCGAAAGGTTGCTTTGATCATGATTTTTTGTTTTAAGATTAAGAAAGAACACAAAGATTATATAATTTAATTCATATTACCAAATTTTAGGCAAAAAAAAATCAGAGTATGGAAATACCCCGATTTTATCTATGAATCCTTCTTAAAACAAAAACCTAGCTCAAAAATAGCTTTTTTTCGGCATTTCGCCTATTAATTAACCCTTTTGTTTTTACCCCATTATCATAAACCCACCTATCAAATTGTAAAGCTACTGTATTTTTATCCGCACCACTATTTAATAATCTAAGCATAGTAGATTGTTTAAACCCATTTATACCCACATTATAAGTAAAACTTATTAAAGCATTTAACATATTATTAGTTAAAGGAACTTTTACAAGTCTTTTTATTTCTTCGGCATTTTTAGATGTTTCCATTTCCAACCATCTTTGCGCCTGTTCTGGCGTTATTATGTCGCCCATTTGTACCTTTCTTTGTTTATCAAAGTCATAAGTCGAACCAAATCCAATTGTAGGCACATTTCCGCTATCAAGGTAAGCCTTTAAATATAACCCCCCTTCCGCTTTTTTAATAAAATTTAAAGCAGATGTTAAACCAGCACCAGCGGCTTTAGTTATTGCAGAAATTCCCAAAATACCTAATATTATTAATAATATATTTTTATTTTGCCGCGTCATTTAACCTCTTTGTATGATCCTTAGCAGCCCATCCAAGCAATAATAACCCAATAGCCCTTATAAGGCCTTGTATTCCTGTATTTACGGGTATAACTTCCGAACTTGCAGCTAATACCCCCCCCAGTGTTGTCTTCCAATTATTCATTTTTCTTTATTTAGATAATCTAATTTTGTTTCGATTCTGGCTAATTTATCTATAATATCGTATTTGTCAGATTTTACCTCTTTTAAGTCTGTTTCTATTTCCGATAGTTTCTTTTTAGTACTCCCGTACCAGGCACCAATAAAAAGGATAAAACTACCAAGACTAATAATATAAAATACATTTTCAATAGTTAAATTCATTATTATTTATTTTCTAATAATTCAATTTTTTTTAATAAACTATCAATAATTGTTTGTTGTTCTTGTATTGCTTTAACTATATGAGGAATTAGTTTTGCAGCATCTAGCTGCTGTATGTCCATTTCTTCAATTCCAGTTTCTTTATTAATTTTAAAAGCATCTTTTTGTCCTGTAACTGCTATTGGTACAACTTCTTGAACTTCATGAGCAATAAACATTGGCATATTTGTCTTATTTGGATCAGCCTTATAATTTCCTGTTAATGGTTTTAATTTTAATATTGCTTTAATTCCACCTTCTAACGGGGCAATATTTTCTTTTAATCTATAATCCGATGTAACATTATAATTTGTTGTTGTATTAGTAGGGTGTGTTATAGTACCAGCTAGATTACCAGCAACTTGCCAATATCCGCTAAAATCACTTGTTGAAGCAAGTGAAGTTAAATAAGCTATTGCCGAGCCTGATACAGTTGCAGCAAAAGCGTTAGCACCTAAATTAGGTACTACATTAACTGATCCTGTATTAGAAATAGTTAATTTAGTTGATAAAGTTCCCGCATTATTAGTTTTAAATAATAATTGACCTGTATTTGCATTTACTTCACTGTATTGTATTTGAGCATTAATGTTGACTGCCGTATTATTATAAAAATTTAAATTTCTTGTTGTTCCTCTTGTTAAACTTAAATCTCCACTAAATGTAGAACTACCATCTGCCTGAATAGATGCAACAGTATTTAAAGCACCATTCCATGATTGTACTCTAAAAACATCCTCAGTACTTATTGAGGTAATATTTTTAAATGCAACTAAAGCAGGATTATTAGCATTATTTTCTGTTCGAACATAAAGACGGGTAGATACACTATCATTCCCGCCAATCGTGATATCGCTACTAAAGTTTGCAGTAGTTCCAATTAATGCCCCTGTTAAAGTTCCGCCCGTTAAAGGCAAATAACTTGATAAATTAGAAGTTAAAGCAATAGTTCCCGTTGCATCCGGTAAGGTATAAGTTCTATCAACTGTTAAACTAGATGGCTGTATTGTTCCAACTGCACTATTTCTTAAACTTAATACACCATATCCAGCACCCGTTAAATTTCTACTTAATGCGGCCAATGTACTATATCCAGTAGGTTGTACAACAAAATTATCTCCTTGTACATTACTTATAAATACTGCATCATTATTTGCCTTAATTTGCAAAGCAATAGCAGCCAATGTAAAATTGTAAATATCTAAAGTATTAGTTGCCGTATTACCAATGCGCCACTTTGCAACAGAAGTATTTAAAAACGATAAAGCCGATTGATTACCAGCCGTATTATTTAAAGCTAATATAGGATTTGTTCCAGCCGCATGAACGTCTAAACTATTGCCAGGTGTATTGGTATTAATACCCAAACGATTATTTGTATCATCCCAAAATAGATTTGCGTTATCTTGACTAATTACACCCCCAGCACCAGCAAAAGGAACTGATCCCGTTGTTAAACTTGTAATTGTTGCGCTATTTGTATTTATTCCCCCCGCCGTTACTGATATACCAACGTTTGAAGTATTACCGTTTGTAGTAACTTGTTGTAAAGTTCCAGCGCCGCTACTTACGTTAGCTATTAAAGTCCACGCGGTTCCTGTATCCTCATATATTGCAGCCGTATCAGTTGCAATAAATAAACGTCCTTGATATCCAGCCGCAGGTCTATTTGCGAAAATATCGCTATATAAAGCAGGTGTACCCTTTTGATTAAGTACGCTAAAATCAATTGTAAAGCCCATATAAAAATTTTAAAATACTTTTTTAACAACAACTAAGTTATTATTACCAACTCCACTAAAATTAATTTGGATTACCGCGTCCATATATTCGTCTGCGTTTCCATCAATAGAAAAACTTTGTGAAGGCGCTAAAGTAACGCTTTCAATAATTGCCGTTGTTGTTCCTAAATTAATAAATATAATACTGTTACAATTTGTTGGAATTGATTGCGGCGTAATATAATTTATAAAAAATGGTGTATATTTTTGCATATTAACAAGTATAATATTGTGAAATTCCTTTA